GACGAATAAATACCTTCGGGCAAATTATCCAATTTTCCCGAAAGAGGGTGACATTTATATTTGGCCATCTTATTTGGAACATTTTGTAACTCCGAATAATCATGACGATTGTAGAGTCTCCATTTCTTTCAATATCAAATGTGCAAATTCGTAAAGGTGATTTATGGCTAATGTTAAATTTGAATACACAGGTAAGTTGAGCGACGGTCGTTTCTTCGATGAAGATTCGAAAAAGAAAGTTGTTATTGAACTTGATGATAGCGATTTGACTGTTGATGAAATGCTTGAAGAGTTTATGAACTTTATGCAAGCAATCGGATACAAGTTCGAAATCGGTGATCGTTTCGAAGTCACTAATGACTTTAAAAATTTTGAAGAGCGATTAAATCCAAACTCTCAAGATTCTGGCAAATCAGATCCAGGATATGGTGCCGTTCCTCCGCAGGGACAACCAATTGTAGATGAAGGTGGCACTGTTATTGGTATGGCTTCTCCTAAACTTGATCCATATTGAGGTGATTTATGCCAGCCAAAACAGGAACAAAGGGGTTCGGAAAGGGTCGTGCTAAACTCGGATCTAAGAAACGTAAGGCACGTCGTAAGAAATCGTGAGTACACTTGAATCAGTCACTCCCAAGTATGACATTACTTGGTATGTGAAATGGACAGCAAGTATTATTACACTTGTTGGTATCACGGTTCGAGCCAGCGGTCTCGTTCAATATCAATGGATCGATTTGATCTGTAGTTGGATTGGGGCTGCTGGCTGGTTCTTTGTTGGGTTCAAATGGAATGATCGTGCGTTGATGATTCTAAATGGTGTGATTGGTGTGGTTTTGTTTGCAGGAATCATGAGGTATTATCTGTCATGAAGATCTCTATTGGCAAGTATCCAAAGAAGGGCGAGCAAAAGAAATCCATTCGAATTGATCCATGGGACACATGGAGCATGGATCATACTCTTGCTGAGATCATTCATCCGATGCTCAAGCAGTTACGCAAGACTGCTCACGGTGCGCCATGCACTGATGATGAAGATGTTCCTGAGCATCTCCGTTCGACTAAAGCCAAGCCCAAGAAAAATGAATGGGATGTGGATGAGTTTCACTTCAAACGTTGGGACTGGATCATGAAAGAAATGATCTGGACTTTCGGCGAACACGCAAAAGACCATGAGCCAAACTTCTGGATCAAGAAACCCAAATACAAATGGGTAGATGTTGAAGGGAAAGATTGGAAAGAAATGGTCACTGTCGACAAAGGCAAGTTCGACGAAGCCAAAGCCAAAGCATATTGGGAACGAAAGAAGAATGGCTTTCGTTTGTTCGGGAAGTATTATCAAAATCTCTGGGATTAAGAGGATATAACATGTTACCAGAATTTAAAATTTATACAAATCCAAATGATATTAAGTTTGCTCTATATGAACAATCTGAAATCATCTCTGATGAAATTAAAATGAGGGGCTTGTGGAATGGAGATCTAGTCAACTACATCGTAAGAGTGTTGAGTCGTCAGGCTCCTGGAAATGTGATTGATGTTGGTGCAGGAATAGGTTCAATGGTGATTCCATTTGCCGCTTTTTGCAATGTTCAGCACACATATCATGCATTTGAACCATCTCGTCATCTTAATCTGCAACTATCAACAAATGTTTTCTTAAATCATCTTTCAAACGTTTATGTTTATCAAGAAGCATTAAGTGATGTTGAAAAGAGAACTATTGCAGGTATTCTTGACGTTTGGCGATTAAGCAATCATGGATCATTTTCTTTCAATGATGAGGTTAATGAGATTCGTGGAATTGTTTCAACTCCAGAAAAAGAATTCTATAAATTTAAGCCTCTTGATAGCCACGGTCTTCGAGATATTCGTTTCATTAAACTTTCTGCGCCTGGAATGGAACTTGAAGTTTTAAGAGGAGCAAAGCAAACTATTGAGAATAGTGGTAAACCACCTATTTGTATCGAGCATTGGGATTATCCATGGTACGAAGAAAAAACCAAAGAATTCCAAAGATATTTGGCAGAGGAATTACGTTATGCCAGCTTTGATATGGCTCATGGATATTTCATTGCTTACAAGTCAGATGGTCATGCTGACTTCCTGACATCTGAAGCGCAAGTCGAAGAGACAGGTGATTTTTTTGTCAGAGAAAAATTGCACGAGGCTCCATTAGCAGTTGATCAGCAAAAAGTCTATATCGCTTAAATGCAATCTAAAGAAGAATTAGAAAATTGGTATCGACATCCAGATCCATGGAAATACGAAACAACACAAGATGATTTGTTTCGAAAAGAGCAGATATTGCAAATGCTTCCAATGCGATATGAACGTGCTATTGACATCGGATGCGGAGAAGGGTTTGTCACAAAAGATTTGCCAGCAATCGAGAGTCATGGAATTGAAATTTCAGATCTCGCTGCTTCTAGATTGCCATGGAATGTAAAAAGAGTTCATGCTCCAGAAGGACTATATGATTTAGTCATGACTACAGGAACGTTATATACACAATATAATCACGAACAGATTGTAGAGTGGATTAGGAAATGTTCTTGTAGGCATATTCTGATTGCTGGAATTAGAGAATGGCTTATGCCATACACATTTGGAAATGTTCTCGCTAAAAAAGAATTTAAATACAGAGAGTATGTACAATCGGTGACATTATATGAAGTTAGCACATAACATTGGTGAAATAAGGCATCCAAATTATAACACTCGCGAGCAAATTCTTGCTTGTGTTGATTCCATCGGATTTGACGGAATCTATAAAAACGTATATCATAATCAAGATGTCCTCGTTGGCAAAACAGGAATTATGTTTGTCATGGGAGACTTTGTTGGTGGAGATAATGCCTTTGATCTACCCAATGTACCAAGACTTGAAGAGTATTGCACGTTGGAAGAAGTATTTGAATTATGCGATAAGTATCAATTCGAATTAGGATGGCATACTTGGTCGCACAGAGATCTCACGAAACTAGATAAAGATGAAATCATGTTAGAAGTCACTCCCCCAATGGGATTGAATATAAAGCATTTTGCATATCCTTACGGAACGTTTAATGATCTTGTGATTGAATGCGTCAAAGAAGCAGGATATGAAAAAGCATACTCAGTCACACAAGGCTCTCAAGATCCTAATGATCCAGATTATAAATTTAAAATTTATCGCGACTATATTAAATGAGAAAAGAATATGATGAGAAGGGGATCGTTGTTATCCCTTCTGTGTTTACTGCTGATGAATGCGATAAAATTAAAACATCTGCATATTCTGTCACAGACAACCAAATTAAATCTGCTGGGTATCCTCACGTTCCGAGTGAGCAAGCATACAATAGAAAGTCGTTGATTTTCTTTCCTGCTTTAGCGCATTCTTATTTAAATGAAATTCGAATTAGCAAACCAATGACTGAGTTGGTGCGAGAGTTTATTGGTGATGATGTTCGTCAAATCAACAATCAAATATACTTTCGCGAACGTGGCGATCTAGATCAATTTGCTTGGCATCAAGACATTATGTTTCGCGAGAGTCATATATTTGGCAGTGATGTTGTTGAAGATTATTTTCAGACCATCATCGCAGTAGATGATATCACAGAAGAAAACGGAGCCATTGAATTTATCGAAGGTTCACATAAAACAATGCGCCTTTATGCACCAAAAAATCTTCGAAAATTCGAACGTGGTGATCTAAAAGGAAAGAAGTATACTGCCAAGAAAGGTGATGTTCTCATTTGGTCGGTGATGATTGTTCACGGAAGCGAAACAAACAACTCTGATTCAAGTCGAATGACATACATGAATGGTTTCTGTCGAACAAAAGCAGCAAAAACATATCCACACTATATGATCAATGGTCAAGTTGTTCCATATATTAATCCAGCGATGATACCATGATTAGTGTTATTATATCCTCATATCGATATGGGCATTTGGCTGCTCATTGCGTAGAATCAATTTTAAGTCAGTCTGAAAAACCAGAAAAGATTTTTTTCGTCGACGATGGTTGGGGTGACTGCTTTCATCTGAAACGAGTATATCCTGAAGTTGAGTTTGTATTTCGTGAAACGAATCTTGGAACGGTAAACAATTTTCAAGACATGCTTGAAAGAGTTTCAACTGAATACTGTATGTTCATTGGTGCAGATAATTGGCTTCGTTCAGATACAGTTAAGCAATTTAGTGACGCGATTCAACTTGTGAATCCTGACATTGTCACTTATGATATGGTCTTAACTGGTGAAATGAAGGAAACAAGAATTAAATATCATAGAGATGAGATGTCGCGGTATCAGGGTGATTACTACTGGTCGCGACAATTTAAACATCATGGCTCTATGCTATATAGAACGAGCCTTGCGAAATCTGTTGGTGGATATACTGCCTTAAATAGTTCATCCCCACATACGCAAGAAGATTATAGTTTATGGAATAAGATGAAGAATGCTGGCGCAAAAGTTCATCATGTTTCTCAAGGATTGCTTTATTATCGTCATCATCGTGAAAATTTTAATAAGTATTGAGTGGTAAATTATGAAAGTTTCTATCATAACCGCAACTGCGGGAAATCCTCTTCTCAAAGAATGTATCGAATCTGTAAGGGCTCAAACGTATAAAAACATTGAGCACATTATTGTTGTAGACGGAAAAAAACGATACGAAAAGTTAGATCCAAACGTTGTGATGTCTTTGTATGAACCAACAGACTCGCAAATTAAACAGCACCTACTCGTTCTTCCATACCCAACAGGCACAGATCGCTATAATGGTCATCGTGTATATGGTGGAACAACTTATTTTGCAGATGGTGACTATCATCTCTGGTTAGATGATGATAACATGATTGAACCAACTCACGTTGAAAGTTTAGTCAATCTTGTTATAGAAAAGAAACTTCATTGGGCATATTCTTTCCGTAAAATTATTGACAAAGATGGAAATGAAATTTGTTTAGATGACTGTGAAAGTCTTGGTAAATGGGCAAGTATCATTCACCCCCAGGATCATTTTGTAGATGTAAACTGTTACTTTGTCGCTAAACATGTTGCTGTAATGCTCTCGCCAGTATGGTATCGTAAATTCCGTGAGCCTGGTCAGATGGAAATTGATCGTGCAATTGCTCATGTATTGATGCATTCAGATAATAAATTAAATTTTGATTGCACTCAAGAATACACTGTCAAGTATAGAGTTGGTAATACTGATCTATCTGTGAAAGCAGACTTTTTCTTACAGGGTAATGAAGCGATGTTGAAGCGTCATGATGGTAAACTTCCATGGAAGAAATCGTAAACAAATATATCAATAAAGTTGAAAGAGCCATTGATCATGGTCTTGATCAAGAGCGTTGGATGAATAAATCCATTTCTCAGATGAGAACCAAATTGGCATAATGGTCTTTATATAGCAGTTTTAGAAAAATAGGAATTAATTATGAGTGAATCAAGAAATCCATGTATTGCATCCATCTTCATGAAAAATATAGATGCAAAAACTGTAGAGAATCAACAGAAGGTTGTTGAAAAATTTAATAAAAGCAATATTCAACATTACAGTGTTCTTACTGAAGCGAATCCAGGATACACCATGGATAATCTCATTGATATGCTAGAGAGCAGAGGGCATGATGCGATCATGTTCTTGGACATTGATTGTGTTCCGTTAAATGATGGCGCTCTCGATTATATGTTTAACAAAGCATATGATGGTGTATTAATTGGAGATGCTCAACGAAGCAATCATATCGAAAATGGTCAGCATGTGTTTTGCGCTCCACACAATGTAACATTTACAATTGATCTGTATCGTAATCTTGGTAATCCATCATTCTTGCCAAATTATCGCGGAGATGTTGGAGAAGAGTTGACTTTTAAAGCGAGAGAGGCTAATATTCCTATTGAGATCATTATGCCGTTGCGCTATGATGCCCCACCAATTCGCATGGATTGGGAACCAAAAGATCTTCCGCCATATTGGGATCTTGCTGATGGTATGCCGAAGTATGGTGTTGGTACAACGTTTGGTAACGATAATGGTGATTTGTTCTGGCACAATTATCAAATCTTTCATCCAGGACAACAAGAACGTTTCTGGAATAAATGTGAGGAATTATTGAATGGCTAATCGTAGTGACTTTTTTAATGCTAAACTTCCACGTGGAATGAAGCGTATGCTTGCAATGGCTGAGACATATGGTTGGGTGAAAGATGCACACAATCGCGGTGAATTGAAGCAATTGCTCATTAATGCTCATGCTAATCATGTTGGATTTAAGTTGAAGCGACATTCAACTGAAAATCGCGATGCATCAGATGGTGAATAATGAACTCACTATCTGAACTCAAAGAATTATTGATCAGTAAAGAAATTGAGATCAAAGAATTCAATGGATGGTCATTGAAAGTTGGTAAAGATACTTGGGTCATGGAACATGGTATGTTATATAAAAATGGTGTACCACAAAGCCTGAGAGAAAAAAATATTTTCGACAATTACAAAAGGAAGAAACAAGATGACAATATCAGCACTCAAACTCGTAAGTGGCGAGGAATTGGTGGTAGAAATTTGCTCAGAGACGGAGAACATAATTGAGTTCAAGAATCCTGTCGCCTGTGTGATGCAACGTTCAGAGAAGGGTCCAGTTCTTGGCTTTATGCCTTGGATGCAAGCAGGTGATGGTCCATTTGTTGTTAATAAAGATAAAATTATTACAGCATGCGAAGTTGCCCAAGAAGTGAAAAACGGGTATAATCAAATCTTCGGAGCAGGAATTGTGGTTCCGCCGCAGCAATTGATTACGGGGTAAAACTTGTCCGATTTTTATACCAATGTAAGCGTCTCTGGTCGATATATTCTTCTGAGAGGCGTTGAAAATGATAGAAGGGTCAGACGGAAAGTCGAATTCCGTCCGACCTTTTTTCTTTCCAGCCAAGAGAAGTCTGAATACAAGACTCTTGCTGGTGAGAATGTAAAACCCATTCAGCCTGGAACAATTCCAGAGTGTCGTGAATTTTTAGAGAGGTACGAGAGTGTCGACAATTTTCCTATTTTTGGGAATAATCGCTATGAGTATGCTTATATTGCTGATGAGTATCCTGACGATATTCTTTGGGATGTCAGTAAAATACTTATTGCCTATCTTGATATCGAAGTTGGATCCGAAAATGGATTTCCTGAACCAAGAGATGCAAATGAAGCAATCACAGCAATCAGCATCAAAGTTAAGGGTAATTATTTTGTGTTTGGTTGTGGCGATTATGTCAAGCATCGTGACGACGTGCACTATGCAAAGTGTCGAGATGAGTCAGACCTCATACGACGCTTCCTCGACCTATGGAGCCGATGGCATCCAGATGTAGTCACTGGTTGGAACGTCGAGCAATTCGATATTCCATATCTTGCAAATCGTATCACCAAGATTCTTGGTGAGGATGAAGTCAAGAAACTCTCACCCTGGAATCGTATCAGTAAACGTGAAACGACGATGATGAATCGTCCAGTGCAGTTCTATGATATTTCTGGAATTGCGATTCTTGACTACATTCAACTCTATCGAAAGTTCACTTATTCTCAGCAAGAGTCTTATCGTCTTGATAACATTGCTCACGTTGAGTTGGGTGAAAAGAAATTAGATTATTCTGAGTTCGAAACTCTACATCAACTCTACAAACATGACTATCAAAAGTTCATTGAGTATAATATCAAGGACGTTGAACTTGTTGAGAAACTCGAAGATAAGATGAAGTTGATTGAGTTGGCTTTGACTCTTGCGTATGATAACAAAGTCAACTACGACGATGTGTTCACTCAAGTTCGTATGTGGGACGCGATTGTGTACAATTATCTTCTACGCAAGAAGATTGTAATCCCGCAAATGTCGCGCAGTACAAAGAGTTCTCAGTATGAAGGTGCGTATGTCAAAGATCCCATTTGCGGGATGCACGAATGGGTTGCGTCATTTGACTTGAATAGTCTGTATCCGCACTTGATCATGCAATATAACATCTCAATGGAAACTCTCGTTGAGCCAGCGAAGTATAATGACAACATGCGTGGGTTTATTGCTAACTGTAACATCAACGTTGATAATTTACTTCATCAAGAAGTTGACACAAACATTCTAAAAGATCTTGGCGTTACTGTAACGCCGAATGGTCAGTTGTTCCGTATTCAAGAGCAAGGTGTTCTGCCTGAGATTATGGATAGCATGTATAAAGATCGTACACGCTATAAGAAGTTGGCGATTGAAGCCAAAAAGAAAATCGAAACTGTTCTTGAAGATAAGAATCAGGTTCATTATCTTGAGAAACAAGTTGCACGATATAATAACCTGCAGTTAGCAAAGAAGGTTACTCTAAACTCTGCTTACGGTGCACTGGGTAATCAATACTTCCGCTTCTTTGATATTCGTATCGCTGAAGGCATCACGACAGCAGGTCAATTGTCTATTCGTTGGATTGAAAAGAAGATCAACGAATATATGAACAAACTTCTCAAGACTGAAGGTGAGGATTATGTCATTGCTTCGGATACTGACTCAATCTATTTGAACATGGGTCCATTGGTCAAGAAACTTTATCCTGATACTTCTGACACGAAGAAAGTCATCAAGTTCATGAATAAAGTTTGCGATGACAAGATTCAACCATTCATTGATGAGTCGTATGAAGAATTGAAGCAATATGTAAATGCATTTCAACAGCGCATGGAGATGAAGCGCGAGTCACTGGCTGACAAAGCAATCTGGACTGCCAAGAAGCGTTATATTCTAAACGTTCATGATAGCGAAGGCGTCGTATATGCCAAACCCAAACTTAAGATCATGGGGCTTGAAGCGGTTAAATCGTCTACGCCTTCGGCTTGTCGTACGAAGATTAAGGAAGCGATTAATATTGTCATGACGCAAACTGAGGATGATCTTCACAAGTTCATTGAGAAGTTTCGTTCAGAGTTTAAAACTCTACCTGTTGAAGATATTGCATTCCCAAGATCAGTGAATGGTCTGAAAGAATATGCTGATGCTGCAAACATCTTCAAGAAGGGCACACCAATTCATGTCAAGGGTGCTTTGGTTTACAACCACTTGTTGAGAGAAATGAAACTCAACAAACGCTATCAGGAAATTCAAGAGGGTGAGAAGATCAAGTTCATCTATTTGAAACAACCAAACATCTATAACAATAACACTCTTGCGTTCTTGTCAGGTATTCCGAAACAACTTGATGCCGAGCAATACATAGATTATGATCTTCAGTTTGAGAAATCATTTCTTGAGCCGCTGGACATTATTCTTTCTTCTATCAATTGGCAAACTGAAAAGGTTGAAAGTCTTGAGGACTTTTTCTCATGATTAGCGTTATCATTCCAACAATGTGGAAAGCAGAGCATTTAAAGAAAATGCTTCCTATGCTTAATAGTCATCCTTTAATTGGAGAAATCATTCTTATCGATAATGATATGTCAAAAACTGATCATGAATTGTTAAAGCAAATTTCCAAATTGGTTTATTGGACGTTTGATGAGGGTAACATTTTTGTGAATCCAGCATGGAATTTTGGCGCCAGTATCGCAAAGTACGATAAACTGTTTATTTTAAATGATGATTGTTTAATTAATTTGAAATGTTTGGAAAATATTTACAATTTTGTAACACCAAAAATCGGAATGCTTGGATATTCTTTCTTGAGTTATTGTACATATACGATCGATGCATTCGAAACTCTTTGTAGTTCTGGATTTGGCTCAGAAATTAGTTTCGAAATTATTGATCCAGGAAAATTCCCAGATCGTTCTGGGATGCCTCATCCATTTTTTGGTTCTGCATTTTTTATTCATAAAGATAATTATCACAATATTCCAAGTGATTTTAAAATTTATTATGGTGATCTTTTTAATTACATTCAGAATCTTAAGAATGGTTGTAACAACTATACTATTGAGGATGGATTGGTCATGTCTCAGTACTCTTCAACTGTTTCAACAATTTCGAAAGATTTGATCATCCAAGAAAGTAAAATTTTAAAAGATGTTTTTGCATCTCATGGATTAAAAAATATTCGATATTCTCTAAAGAATATGGATGATGAAGATAAAACTTGACAAAGAATACATTTTGGGGTATAATAGAAACATAAGCAATCGATTATGTTGCAATTACTTTTGTTCTTGATATTAAATATAGGATAAAAACAATGAGTCTACTCGAAAAGTTAAAGAAAAATACGACGATTAAAGACACCGCAATTCTTGCGAAGTCGAAATTCTTTGCCGCAAAGGATATGGTTCAAACCAGTATCCCTGTTGTGAACGTCGCATTCTCTGGTGATCTTGATGGTGGTTTCACTCCTGGACTCACGATGTGGGCTGGTCCATCGAAGCACTTCAAGACTGCATTCAGTCTCTTGATGGCAAAAGCATATCAAGACAAGTATCCTGATTCTGTTGTTCTGTTCTATGACTCAGAATTTGGCACTCCGCAAAACTATTTCACTTCGTTTGGTATTGATACCGATCGCGTTGTTCATACTCCAATCACGGACGTTGAGCAATTGAAGTTTGATATTATGCAACAGTTGACTCAGATTGAGCGTGGCGAGCGCGTGATGATCGTCATCGACTCAATTGGTAATCTGGCTTCAAAGAAAGAAGTTGAGGATGCGTTAGACGGTAAGTCAGTGGCTGACATGAGTCGCGCAAAGCAAATTAAATCCCTGTTCCGTATGGTGACCCCACACCTTACACTGAAGGACATTCCGATGGTGGTTGTAAATCATACCTATAAAGAGATAGGTCTGTATCCCAAGGATATTGTCGGTGGCGGAACAGGTTCCTATTACTCTGCTGATAATATTTACATTCTCGGTCGCCAACAGGAAAAAGATGGCACTGATCTAATCGGTTACAACTTTATTATCAACGT